TGAATGAGCAACAGGCTCCGCAGGCTTCACAGTCATACATATTGATTTATTTTTCTTCCAATCTACCGGACGGAACCCAAGATCATCAATCACGATGTCCTCGTAAGGCGCAAGATGACTGATATTATTGATTTTGGCTTTCAGTTTTGGGCAGTCAACATATTGCCCTTGGTGGCGATCAACGCAATTCAAACAGACAGGATAGAAGTCAGCATTCAGACTTTTGTCAGGATTGTTCTGCCATTGTTCTGCCATTGTGTGAATTTGCAGTTTTTTGACATAGCGAGTCGGGTCAGGTTCGACGCCTGATAGCTCCAAATAGTTATAGACATCTTGATCAGTCCAGTCTCGGAGGGGATACAAGCTCACAGGCGACCCGTCTGCGTAGCGAATGTGAGATTTCACGGCAACTTGCCCTTTGATGAGGTCTGTGTCCGTGTCTTTCGTTCCAATCCACACCGCGCCCCATGGCCAGTTGAAAGTTCCTGTTGGGCGGAATAGAAAATCGTTCAATCCGCAAAGGAACTCTTCGCCTTCTTTTGGCCTTTCTGTTCCGAGGCTCATCACCATACATTTTTGCCCCCATTGAAAGTATTTCAATAGGTCAAATCGGACTTCTCCCGTATTCACATCAGGCCCATCAGCCAAAGCGACACGCAAAGGAGGATAGTCGTGAACTTCCAGCTTCCAGTCTTTAATCAATTTATCGCTATAAGCGTAACGCTCACGGAATTTAGGTTCACGAAACTGAACAACAGGAATGTCCAGCCCTGCGCGGAATTTGATAAGATGCAACAACGCTGTTGAATCCTTGCCGCCTGACCAAAATACGACCGAACGAGGCCAATTTTGATTCCACAATTTTATGTATTCGACTGTCTTATTTATTAGGTTTTCCATATTAAATCATTGCCGCCGCAATCAAGCCAACTGCACCGATTCCGGCTCCGGCCAGCGCACCAGTCATAGCTTGATTCCCTTGCGCCGCACCAGCTCTCATTTGATTCTCAGCGTTCGCTTGACCAACCAAATCATTAATCAATTTTTCTTGATATTGCCTCAAATTTGCTTGTTCCGCTTGGTTGGCTGAAAGCGTTTCTCCCATCATTTTATTGACGAAATCGGAGTATCCCTGCCCAAGCCCAAAAATATTCTGAAATTGTCCAGCCTGCCAAGCGTTCATTTGACCGATATTCTGAGCTCTGTTGGCTTCCTGCGCTGAAATAGCCTGACCCGGATCAATGCCTCCGATTGGCGTGGGAGTTGCTTGAAGATAACCTTGACGAGCTTGAATATTGTCGAGCATCAATTTTCTTCCGGCCTCGGTGGTCGCATCAAATATTGCAGAACGACCAATAGTGCTGTTCGGATCAATCCCGCTACCTGAGATAGCAGAAATTCCGCGTTCTTTCGCATAACGATCCATGAAAGATTTCATGAAGTCAGGCGAAGTTGCTTCCTCGACCTGTTGCCCAATATTCAAACGCATTCTTGCCGCCGCAGGATTAGTGAACGATTCAATATTGCGTTCACGGAGAAGATTGCCAACGCCAAATTCTGCAGTCTGTTTGGAAAGTTCGGTTGGATTGTATTCCATCCGAATTGGAGTTGTCGCAGAGGCAAGTTCAAGATTTTTGCGGTGCAAATCCATTGCGTCCCCGCCAAGTTTGCTTGTTGCCTTTAAAATATCGTAGGTTCCTTGCGGGTTTGGCGGAGGTAACATTGCCGCCGTATTATATTGAACTGGTGCTGGTGCGCTTCCTCCCATAATTTTTCTCCTATAAAGTATAAAGCTCTCGATGCATTCTTTGCAAGCCGAGTTTTTGCATTATTCCATTTGTGAATGTGATTCTTTCTGATTCTAAAGGCACTCCGATGAATCCGGCAGAACCGGAAACTTGTGCGAAAACTTTCAAATCGTGCATACATTGCATCACATCTCTCGGCGTGGTGTGCTTTGGATGAAATGCCGGATAGATAACTGGAATAAATACATGATCGGAATACCCGAAAAGTTGCCCATCTTTGTAATGCCCGATGACATTGATTTGTGGATGATCTACAATTTTATGATCAAATTCCTCGGCAAAGTCAACGAGTTCCAGAAACTCCCCGCTGTCTTTTGGTATCGTTTTGTATTCTATTGATTTAGTCATATTTATTATCCTGCTGATCCTACTCTTGCTGGGGTTCTGCTGAATTGATTCGGAACATAGTTTCTGTATCTGCTGGCTTGTTCTTGTATCGCATCAAACCTCTGAACATTATTGCCACACACCACACACGGAAGACAAGAATTTTCTTTCGTATTGATAAAATTTATTGATGAATAGAGCGGAATGATATTGTCATCGCTGAAAGGTGAAACGAATTTATACGGAAAATTCGTAACTGGATCAGATGATGTTTTAATAGATGGCATAATCAACAGTTGTTTTCAACAGCGAATTGTTGAGCGGCTGAGTTTGCGGCTTGCAATGCTAAAATTTCGGCTTCTGCCAAGGCGTGAGTGTAACTGATATACGACAAATAGGAAGCTTCCGCTGTTGCTGAAATAGACTGCGCCCCGCACTCAATGTAAACAGTTTTGAATGCGTTAGCATACCAGCTTTTTTGCTCTCCGTTTCCTTGAGCGTATTCGCTCGGAAGGTTTTCTATTGTGAAATTTCTTCCCCCATCACCGACAACGCAATGTTTCGTTTCGTTTCTTTGTGGAACCCCGATAGCTTTAGTCGGATATGGATCAATATAAACGCGAACAATTTCAATACCCATTTGACCGCACCATTCAATCAAAATTGAAAACGCTTTATCTATGTCAATCGTTAAATCGCTCTCACAAGTTTCGTAGTCAATTGTTCGTTGCGCTGATTCTGTAATAAATCTGCGATATTGAGTTTTCAAATACCCTAAATCTTCAATTTTTTCAGAATACGGAGTATTTATCCATTGGAAATCATCAGTTACGGCAAGAACTTTTTGGCTCAAGATTTGTTTATATTGGCCTTTGCTTCCTCTGAATGCTATTGAAACATCCACTTCCCCGCCGATTTCTTTCGCTTCAACCTCAGAATAGATAAATTGTTTGTAATCCATTCCGTCACCAAGCATGGCGGTTTCCATGGAGCAATAAATTCTATTTCGAGCCTCAACTAAACTTCCGTCAGCCTGAATATCAAAATATGAATCGTAGCGTTGAGGAACAAAAGATTCCCAAAGATGATTGTATGAACCATCAGATGTCGCGGAGTAATCAACGCTGAAATGGAAACATCGCTGTTGTCCGTCGATAATTCCGCTGATCCATTCGACAGGGCGAGTTCCAGACCAAACGCCACACCAAGCGGGAATTCTTTGAGATGACCACTCGGATGCCGCCGCATAATCCAAAACCATCGTCTGGCTATTCAATTTTTCGAGATAAGGAATGCTGACAAGAATATAGTTCTCAAAAGATGTCGCGCAGATTCTTGTGATATCGGAAGCCATGTATTGCTTGCTCCGCGCCATTTCTACATCCTTAAATAGAACCTGCGAAGAAAGGTATGATGCCGCCGCAACGTCCGCCGCGACCAGTCCGCCCTGTGAATACCACCACATTTGACCAGCCTGAAAAGCTATGCTTTTCCCAGCAACGCAACCAACAGTCGGATAAAGCGTGTTTTGAAAATTAGCCGTAGAAGTCCATTGGCTTCTGTCAAGAATACCGCTGGCAAGCGAGAATGTTGAGCGATCAGTGAAAACAATCAATCTGGTTGAAGTGTCCTGACCAACATAATTCACCATTCCGGTGATTGGCCGACTGAATGCAAAGTCCCCTCGCCCAGTTCCTGATTTCCTCTCTTCCCATGACAAAGGATCGCCCAAATCTGAAGCCAGAACGATATTTTTATCTGCTACCCAAAGTCTGTTTCCGGAAAATGCCATCCAATATCCAGTCGGGATTTTATCAGATTGCGCACCGACCTTATCAGAGCCATCCCAATAAGCGGGAGAAGAAATCCCGTCTTGAATGAAAATTACACGATGAGAAGGAGTTACAATTTCGTTTTTACCAGTCGAGATATTCGCCGATTGCGTTCCTGTCGTGAAAACAAACTGATCTACATTCGGATCAAGTTTTATGTTCGTGAGTTTGTATTCAGCCCAATTTTGAGGCTGTGTTAGCGGGAAAGGAGCGTAATAAACAGAACCATCAACCGCAAAAACAACATAATTCAATTCTTGGGCAATTACACCTTCACCATTCACATCAAATATAGTTGATGCTGTGAAAGTCGTCTCTCCGTTAATCGTTTGTGTTAAAGGAGAAGTTTTCTGTTTATTGGCTGAGAAGAAAACTCCTCCTTGGAAATTTCCCGGAGGCAAAGAAAGGCGCATCGCATTTCCCGGACGAGTTTGAACAATTCCGCCGCGAACTTGAACATTGACGCCCCATTTGAACTGGTTTTCAGGAAGTGCCCAAGGATTCCTAATAGAATTTACGCCAGCAAACCATCCGCTTGTCGCTTTTACGAGTCTGCCAGAAGTGATTTGAGGTGATTTCATCAGCTAATGACCCAATCCGTTCCATCTCCGTAAGTGACATTGTTAATTTGCGGTGGAACCATTGCGTGACCATCAATGTATTCTTGTTGGTTCCGGAGATAATTGAAAGCAATACCCCAATATCGCGCCGATTGGTC